GCCCTGGAGGGTGTGTTCACCCTGCCCAAGCTCACCGCCGCGTCTGGCGATGCCACCACCGCCGGCGGCCCGGTGTATTTCAGCTCCGGCAGCGTGTCCGGTACTGACAGCTCCGGCAGCCGCAAGAAGGTGGGCTATGCGCTGGCTGTCGCTGCTCAGGCGGCGACGACAGTGCGGGTGTTGCTTGACAACTGATCCAACCCTGGCCCCGCTCAGGCGGGGCCTCTGACTTTCTGACATGGCCAACCCCTGGGACAGGTTGCATCTGCGGATGTGGGAGGCCACATCCAGGCGGCTGGGCCGAGTGGTGGTTCAGTTCGGCGCGGTAAGCACCTTCGGCATGTTCGACCGGAAGACGGAGATCACGCTGGATGAACAGGTGCTGAGCCTGGAGAACGCCCTAACCATCAAAACCTCCGAGCTGGGCAGCCTGGCCTACGGCGACCAGGTGACCGTGGACGGCGGGCTGTACAAGGTGCGGCACGAGCCGATGCGGATGGCTGACGGGCTGCTGTCGATTGTGCTGCTGGAGCAGGTCGCCGAGGTGGCGACGTACCTGGTGACGCTGAGCGGCCTGCGGATCACAACTCTGAATAACAAGCAACTCCGCATTCTGTAGGCATGGCTGAAACCACGATCACAGGCCTGCCGAACGCCACGACCCCGCTCGACGGAACCGAGCGGGTGCCGATGGATCAGAACGGCGCCACGGTGGACGCCAGCACTCAGGCAATCGCGAATCTGGCGGCTGGCGCGATCAGCAGTGCTGTGGCTGCCCACGTAGCAGCTGCAGACCCGCATCCTGGCTACCTGACCGCCGCCGAGGGTGACGCGGCCTATGTGGGGCTGAGCGATGCCCGGCTAAGCGACGCCCGCGAATGGACTGCCACCACCATCCCTCAGGCTGAAGCAGAAGCTGGCACCGCGACCACCCGGCGGGCGTTTACGGCGCAACGGGTGCGGCAGGCCATCGCGGCATGGTGGACCAGCGCCAGCACCGCGGCAGGCCGCGCCATGGTGGAGGCCCTCGACGCGGCCGCACAGCGCACGCTGCTGAGCCTGGGCACGGCTGACAGCCCATCATTCACCGGCCTCACGATCACCGGCACCGCGCCGGTCGTCATCCCGCACATCCACGGCAGCATCGCCGGGAACTTTTACGTTCACGTCAGGAACGCCAGCGGCGGTCAGTTAACAGCAGGCACGGCGGTCTATGCGACCGGCAGCGTGGGCGCCACCGACCGGATCACAGTGGCGGCCTGCGACCCGACCGATCCGCTCAAAATGCCGGCGATCGGGTTGCTTGAGACCACCCTTGCCAACAACGGCGATGGCGACGCCGTGAGGGATGGCGAACTAAGGCCGTTCAATACCAGCGGCTACAGCCAAGGCGATCAACTTTACGTCGGGCCTGGCGGCGTACCGGTAGCTACTGCACCGGCCAGCGGGCTTGTGCAATGGGTCGGCAGCGTAGCGCGGGTAAACGTAAACACCGGCACGATTCTGGTAGGCATCGGCGCGGCGATGGCCCGGGTGGGATTCACTGGGGCCTATGGCGATCTCTCAGGCCGGCCCCCCGTTGTGCTATCCGACCCGACCGGCATCACCGGAGCCGACGCCGTGACCAACATCGTCAGCCTGACGCAGGCTGAGTACGACGCCATCGCAACGCCTAGCGCTACCACTCTTTACGTGATCACAAGCTGATGCCAACTGCAACGGGAAAAATCTATTTAGGCAGCACGCTGGTTGCTGGCGGTGATGGTGGTGCTGTTTCTGCTGAGTGGGTGCGCAATCCAGCGTGGCCGCCGCTGACGGCGCCTAGTGCAGCAGAGCAAAGGATTGTAGGGCTACATGCGGTGTGGCCTGGTGATGGCACCGGCCCTGGCGGCAACTTCGTTGCCTTTCTTGCGCAGGGTGCCTATACGATTGATTATGGCGATGGTACGGTTACAAATTATGCGAGCAATGCCCGCGCAGATTATCAGTTTGACTTCAACGACCCGCAACTTGCTGGCACTGATGCGCCAGTAACGTTCACCGTTGCTACAAATGCCGTCAATCGCACTGCGCACGGACTGAGCAATGGTGCTGGCATTAGGTTCTACAACCTGGTGAATACAACCGGCATCGTTGCCGGTCGGCTGTACTACGTCATCAACGCAGCGGCCAACGGTTTTCAGGTTGCCGAAACCATTGGCGGTAGCGCTGTTGATCTGACCGGCACGGATGGCTCAGCCACGCTGTTGCCATACAAAGTGGCCGTAGTGACGATTACGCCGCAGGCAGGACAGAACCTGACGGTGATCAACTTTTTTCAGAAGAATGGTACTACTGGATTACCCAATGGATACACGACAGGTTGGTTGGACCTGGCGATGGCCGTCCCGCAAGTCAGCGGCGCCAACTTAACCATTGGAGGCGCAACGACTGTTGTGCACGGGCTAGTTGAACGCATCAACATTGTGGCGGTTGGAGCGTTGACTTCAATGGCTAGCCTCTTCAGTAGTTGCCGCAGTTTGCAATCACTGCCAAGCCTTCCGAGCGCTACGGCAGTAACGAGCATGGCCAGCATGTTCAGTGGTTGCTCTAGTTTGCAAACGATCCCGCCATTCCCAGGCAGCGTTGCTGCGGTAACGACTATGGCCAGCATGTTCAGTGGTTGCTCTAGTTTGCAAACGATCCCGCCATTCCCAGGCAGCGTTGCTGCGGTAACGACTATGGCCAGCATGTTCAGTGGTTGCTCTAGTTTGCAAACGATCCCGCCATTCCCAGGCAGCGTTGCTGCGGTAACGACCACAAGTAATATGTTTGGTAGTTGCATCAACCTACAAACAATACCGTCATTTCCAAGCAGTGTTGCAGCAGTAACGAGCATAGCCAGCATGTTTAGTAGTTGCATCAACCTGCAAACAATCCCGCCAATGGACGCATCTGGCGTATCCTCGTCTGCCAACTTTGCCAGCGCCTACGCTGCAGGCTCGCTCACCCGTATTCAAGCCACCGGGCAGCGATTTACATTCTCCGTCGCCAACCAACGCTTATCCGCTGTCGCACTCAACGAGATCTTCACCGGGCTGCCTACTGTCACCGGCCAGACCATTACGGTTACGGGTAATTATGGCATCAATGAGGTGGGATACAACCCAACCATTGCCACGGCCAAAGGATGGACGGTGACAGCATGACCATAAATCCTGGCTTTTATAAGTTCGATAACGAGCTGCTCAGCTACGCGGCGACCAGCGTGTATGCGCCTAGTTACACCCTGCTGGCCGAGAATCACGTAACAATCGCATTCCCTATCAACGGCTGGTTCTGGTTCAACAGCCAATCAGAGGCCGAATCGTATTTCGGCATCAATGGCACCACGGCCGCCAGGTGGCTGGAGTTTGGCGCTGCGCTTGCTGCTGATCCAGCGATCAACCAGTTCGTCGCCGCCATCGCTCAGGCCGCCCCCGTGCTGCACCTGATGATCGGAGTGGGTCTCGGTCAAGCCGCACAAGGTGACGTGCGCACATTTCTAGAGGCGTGGGAACTGGGCCTGGCTGCCGAGATGATCCCCGCCGACCTGCGGCAATACCTGATCAGCATGGCCAGCGGCTACGACCTGCCGCAGCGATTCATTGACGGACTGCAGCCGCAGAACCCCCACCCTGACCCATGACCACCACCAAACGCGAACAAATCCTCGCCCAAGTCGCCACCACCCTGGCGGCCACCAGTGGGGCGACGGGCAGGGTGTACCGCTCTAGGCAAGAGCCCCTCAGCCGCAACGAGTCGCCGGCCGTGGTGATCCAGCCAGGGCCAGAGCCAAAATCCGCCGAGCCGGTGAGCACCTGCAAGATCGATCACGCGTTCACGCTGGTGGTGGCCGTGTACGCCCGCGGCGCGATCCCTGACCAGGTGGCCGATCCGGTTGTGAAGTCCGTGCACAGCCTGCTGATGGCAGACCGCACCATCGGCGGCCTGGCGATGGACATCTGGCCCCTGGACCGCGATCCGCAGTTCTCCGAGGCCGACCTGGCCGCCGTGTGGGAGGTGCTCACGTACCGGATCCGCTACCGCACCAGCGTGACGGATCTGGGTGCATAGGCTGCAAGTACGGAACCTCACCCCTCCGCATGCCCCGATCCAAACCTGAGCCAGATCCCCGGCCCACCGATGGCGGCAGCTATCTGCTGGACGAGGCCACCGGCAAGTGGATCGATCAGGACCACAAGCCCGCCAAGTGCGTGATGCCCACCCCCGCCCCCGCTCCGAGCAATGACGAAATCGACGCATAGGCGCCTTCTGCTGGCGGCAGTGGAGGCGAGCTACGGCACCTTCGAGACGGTCGCCGGCACCGATGCCTTGTTGGTGCAGAACCTGGACTGCCAGCCCCTCGACGCAGGCCTGATCGATCGCGAGCTGGTGCTGCCGTATTTCGGCAACCGGCCCAAGATCGTCGGCCAACGGGTGGGCACGGTCACCTTTGACGTGGAGCTGGCGGGCAGCGGTACGGCCGGCACCGCCCCCCGCTGGGGCCGGCTGCTGCGGGCCTGCGGGTTCGGTGAGACGGTGGTGGCCACCACCTCAGTGACCTACGCCCCCGCAATGACCGGGATCGTTGGCGTCAGCTTCGACTTCAACAACGACGGCAACCGCCACCGCCTGAAGGGCTGCCGTGGCAACGCCACCTTCAACCTGGCGGCCGGCGAGATTCCCAGGATCAGCTTCGAGTTCTTCGGTGAGTACGTGGCTGCCGCCACCGAGGCCCAGCTGACCCCGACCTTCGCCAATCAGGCAACGCCGGTGATCGTCAACAGCGCCAACACCACCGGCGTAAACATCCTGGGCCTGACCACGGCCTGCATGGAATCCTTCACCCTGAACCTGGGCAACGAGATCCCCCTCCGTCAGCTGGCGGGCTGCACGCAGCAGTACCCGATCACCAACCGCCTGCCCTCTGGCGAAGCGGTGATTGAGGCCCCGGTGATCGGCTCCGGTTCTGGTGAGAAGGACTACTTCGCCCAGGTGATCAGCCAGGCCACCGGCACCATCGCCTGGCAGCACGGCCAGACCGCAGGGAACATCGTGACCCTGAGCATGGGCCAGTGCAACATCGATTCCCCGACCTACGGCGACAGCGACGGGATTCAGATGCTGAACGTGCCCTACATGGCGCAGGCGACTGCAGCCAACAACGAGATGAGCCTGGTGCTCACCTGATTGCCTCCACCACTCACTGAACACCCATGTCCTTCGTTCTGAAGCAGTCGGCTTCGTACACCTGGCCGGTCCCTCTGCTGATCCCGGTCAGCGGCGGCCGGCGGGAGAAACACTCGTTCGATGCTGAGTTCAAGCGGCTCCCCCAGAGCCGAATCAACGAGATCGCCAAGCTGGCCCGGGCCACCGAACTGGGCCGCGCCAGTGATGATGAGCTCCTGGACGACAAGACCGCCGCACGGGAGATCCTGATCGGATGGAGCGGCATCACCGATGACAGCGGCAAGGACGTGCCGTTCTCTGAGGCTGCGCTGGATCAGCTGCTGGAGATCCCCACCATCGCCGGGCAGATCATCAAGGCCTGGTATGGCTCGATGGAGGTGGCCAAGAAGGGAAACTGACCGGCGCCGTCGATCACTGGTGGCACGGTGACGGCGGCGCCAATGATGATCTGCTGGCGGACCTGAAGGCCTACGGAGCGGACCCCAGCTGCCTGCCGGAGGTGGTGCAGAACCCGAAGCGCTTTGAGGTGTGGCCCGAGCACGAAGACGCCGTGATGCTGTTCCTGCAGTGCCAGACCCAGTGGCGTGTTGGCGGCTCCGGCGTGGTGGGCCTCGACTATGGCGCGGTCGCGTTTCTGATGGATCTTTACGCTGTGGGTAACCGGCGCCAGGCACTAGAGGATCTGCAGATCATGGAGAGCCGCGCTAAGGAACTGATCAACCGGGCGGCCGAGCCGAAGCAGGCGAAAGGAGGGCGCCGCTGATGGCGATGAATCTGGAGGCGGTGCTGCGGATCGCGGCGAAGGTTGTAGGCCTTGAGGAAGTCACGAAGCTGGAGCGGGGCATCGCTGGCGCTGAGAAGACGGCGAAGGATGCCAAGACCTCGTTTGCTGCCGTGGTGAACTCGGCCACCTGGCAGGTTGCTGCTGCTGGGGCGGCGGGCATTGGCGTGGCCCTGGGCACCAGCGCTCGGGCTGCGATCGACTTTGAGAGCGCAATGGCCGACGTGCGCAAGGTGGTGCCGGGCCTGGAATCGGCCGAAGGTTTGAAGGAAATGAAGCAGGAGATCATCGGCCTCAGCAAAGAGCTGCCGGTGAGCGCCGAGGGCCTGGCCGCAATCATGGCCGCCGCCGGCCAGTCGGGCATTGCGCGTGAGGAGCTGGCCGACTTCACCCGTCAAGCCGCTCAGATGGGAGTCGCCTTTGACATCACCGCCGATGAGGCCGGCACGGCGATGGCCAAGCTCCGCACCAGCCTGGGCCTGAGTCAGCCGGAGGTGGTG